TTTAACCTTTGCCGGTGGAGGCTTAGCGAATGTATTACAAGTCAACAATACAGTCAGTCGCTATGATTTAATGTAATGGCTGTTGATTCAAAATATCGAATAACTGAACTTAATAAAGCAACTCAATATTATACGAATGGAAAGTATAAAACTTACCAAGCCTTGATTGATGCGATGAAGGGTTGGACACAATCTCAAATTTTAGAAGGGAACGCTCCAGCTAAAGCAAAAGAAGCTTATTTAAAAAGAATTCAAATTAGACAATTACTTAGAAAAGAGGGAGGCAAGTTTGTCAGACCCGATATCGGCGCGGGACAATTTAAAACGGTTTTTTGGGATGATTATTCTAATAAAGATTTTATTAAAGATTTAAAAAATAAAAAAGGTCCTTACCAAATTGCAACGGACTATTATAAGAATAATAAGTCCTGGATTGATAAACAAATGACGGGGAATCGAGAGTATACTCGTCCGATTAGTTATTTAGCTAAATTAATTACGAGAAGAGGAAACAAAGATGATGCGGTTAAAAAAGCTGTTGATAATTATCGAACATGGGAGAAAAAACAAAAAGTTCCTCATACTCAAAGGCAATATGGAATAAAAATAGAAAAATTACTTCCTCTGGCGCATGAGAATGGAATTGTTCCAAGAAATATTGATACCAAGAGTAAATATTTTAAATGGGTGACAAAACAGAAGATTGATCCTTTAATGCGTTTATTTAAAGACTTAGAAAAAATTGGAGTTGAACATATTGGAGGGATTAGTCGAGCTGTTGATCTTAAAGACTATAGAACGCTTGGTGAAGTCGTTCCACTTCTTGGAGGTAAGGATGTTAACTTTGAAAAAGGATTACTTTACGATAGACCTTTAACCGGACTGGCTAGGAATATTGTAAAGGCGGAAACGCCTGGACTTCAGGGTGCTAATCTAGCGGCCTTTAATAAAATGGCGGCTGAAGCATCCAAAGCATATAATGTTCCTGTTTCTAAAATGAGAATAGGTGCAGAAGGTCCAGAACGAATAACTTCGGGAAGAAAAATAACTGACCCATTAATTAAAGATGCTGAATTGTTAGTTAAACAATATTCCGCAGCAGGAGGAACTGAAAGACCAAGTTTTCCTCAATTAGGTAAGGCTCTTCAACAATCTATTATTGCTTATGGTCAAGGAGACACTAAGCTTTTTAAAAGTTCTTTGAAAACAGCTTTGCTTGATAGTGTTAAAGACTTATCTAAAAGTGAACAACTTAGAATTTGTAAGTTTGCTTCTGCAGGTGGTGTCATTGGAGATTGCAGACAGATTATTAATAAAGATCCTGTAAAAGCTACAGAAATATTTTCTAAGGTTCCAGGAGAAGCTACAGGAGCTTTAGGTAAATTGAAAAATACAGCAACAACCTTTTTAGGGATGTTGGGTAGAGGCGGAGTGAAAGCTGCGCCGTACGCAGCAGTTGCTGCGGCAGGTGCGCTTGCAGAGCCTTTAGTGAAACAATTTAGAAATGACGACCCAACAACTTATTTATCAAATCCAGAACAACAAAAAGGAATGTTGTTATCTATGGTTGAAGCAGAAACTCCAAAAGTGGATGAAGAAATTTTAAAATGGCAGTACCCAGGTCAAATTGCTGGAGCTGCTGCTGCAGTTCCTGGTTCCAAGGCCGTGATGCGAGCTAGAAAAATAAAAGGCATGGGAACAGCCCGTGCTGCTCTAGGACCTGTTGGAAAAGTTTTAGCAGGATCGTTTTCTCCCTTAGGCGTAGCGGCTAGTTTACCTATAGGTATTGCTGCTCAAGTTAAAGGAGGAGCAGAACTAGAAGATATTGCAACTGATCCATTCAATTGGCTGGGACCAGCATTCGCGAGCACTGGAGCCGAAATGGCATCCAAGGGAATTAAAAATCCATTGTTGTTAAAAGCATTAAGATTAGGAATGAGTCCAAGAGCCCTGATGCTGGGATCTAGATTTTTAGGATTACCGGGACTAGCGTTATCAGCAGGATTAAAAGGTTATGACATCTGGAAAAACAGAGAATAAAACTCTTGTTGCAAATATGCAACACGTGAAGTGGAAAGCAATCCCTCCTTTGAAGGGACCAGACTCACAAGGCTTGAATATTAAAGATAAACAGGTTAAAACAATAATAAATTCGGGAGATATAAATGGCAGACAAAATAGACAAGGCTCTACCCAACGTAGACCCAGAAGTTAATATACAACCAGAAGAGATTACGGTTACAGAAACTGATAAATTATCTACAGTTAACCCTGAGGGAACCGAAGTCATTATGGATGATGAAGGTGGAGCGGAAATTAATTTCGATCCCATGGCTCAACAACAAATGACTCAAAATCATTTTGACAATTTAGCCGAACAAATTGATGACACTGAATTAAGTAGACTCGGTTCAAAATTATTTGATGATTATAATCAATATAGATTTTCCAGAAAAGACTGGGAAGATACGTATACTAAAGGTTTAGATTTATTAGGATTTAAATATGTCAATCCCACACAACCCTTCCAAGGTGCTAGTGGTGCAACGCACCCCGTGCTCGCAGAAGCGGTTACCCAATTCCAAGCACAAGCTTATAAAGAATTACTTCCTGCGGATGGTCCGGTTAGAACTCAATCCCTAGGAAAACCTAGCCGTCAAAAAGAAGAACAAGCGGTTAGAGTAAAAAATTTCATGAACTATCAGCTCATGGATGTGATGAAAGAGTATGAACCCGAATTTGATCAAATGCTTTTTTATCTCCCTCTTGCCGGCTCTGCCTTTAAGAAAGTTTATTACGATGAACTTTTAGGCAGAGCGGTATCTAAATTTGTACCGGCTGATGATTTAGTGGTGCCTTATACCGCAACTTCAATTGAAGATGCAGATTCGGTAATGCACACGGTTAAAATGTCAGAGAATGATTTAAGAAAAAAACAAGTTTCAGGTTTTTATCGAGATATCGAATTAAAACCTGGTTATGACCAAGAAACAGAAGTTGAAAAGAGAGAACGACAACTGGAAGGAATCAAAAAAACAAGAGACGAAGATATCTTTACGATTATCGAAGCTCATGTTTATTTAGACCTTCCTGGTTTTGAAGATGTGGATCTTCAAACAGGAGAACCTACGGGAATTAAACTTCCTTACATTGTTACACTTGAAAAAAACATGAGATCGGTTCTTTCGATTCGAAGAAACTATCAACCGAATGACCCATTGAAAAAGAAAGTTGAATATTTTGTTCACTTTAGATTTTTACCTGGAATGGGTTTTTATGGTTTTGGTTTAATACATATGATTGGCGGATTATCAAGAACAGCAACCACTGCTCTACGTCAATTGCTGGATGCAGGAACCTTAAGTAACTTACCTGCAGGATTCAAACAACGAGGCATACGAGTAAGAGACGAAGCTCAAGCAATACAGCCTGGCGAATTCCGAGATGTCGATGCACCTGGAGGAAGTATTAAGGATGCATTTATGACTCTTCCTTTTAAGGAACCTTCACAAACATTACTACAACTCATGGGTATTGTTGTGTCGGCCGGACAACGTTTTGCCGCCATCGCTGATATGCAGGTTGGAGACGGCAACCAGCAGGCCGCTGTTGGGACAACCATTGCTCTCTTAGAACGTGGTTCAAGAGTCATGTCAGCGATTCACAAACGTTTATATGTAGCAATGAAACAAGAATTTAGTTTGTTGTCTAATGTGTTTAAAACATATTTACCGCCCGACTATCCTTATGATGTCGTGGGGGCTCAGAGAAATGTAAAAGTTTCAGATTTTGATGATAAGGTAGATATTATTCCTGTTGCTGATCCAAACATATTTTCTCAGTCTCAAAGAATTTCTATGGCACAAACCGAATTACAATTAGCAATGGCTAATCCAAGACTTCATAATTTGTATGAAGCGTACCGTTCAATGTACCAAGCGATTGGAGTGAAGGATATTGATAAAATTTTACCTCCTCCACCACAACCACAACCTATAGATCCTGCGGTAGAAAATATTATGGCTTTATCTTCAAAACCTTTCCAAGCTTTTAAAGGTCAAGATCACCAAGCACACATAACTTCGCATTTATCTTTTATGTCTTCTAATTTAGCTAGAAATAACCCTATGATTTTAGGTGCATTAGAAAAAAACTGCTTTGAACACATTTCTATGATGGCTCAAGAGCAAATCGAAGTAGAATTTAGAAATGAGATGATGCAATTACAACAATTGCAACAAATGGCTCAACAAAATCCAATGATGCAACAAAGCCCTCAGTTTCAACAACAGATTATGCAAATTTCTATGAAAGTTGAAGCACGAAAAGCAAAACTCATTGCTGAAATGATGATTGAGTTTAAAGATGAAGAATTAAAAATTATGGGTCAGTTTGGTAATGATCCAATTGCTAAACTTAAAGCAAGAGAGCTTGATTTAAGAGCAATGGATAATGAACAGAAAAGAGAACAAGACCAAGAGAGAATCAACATGGATAGAATGAAAGCCATGATGAATCAAGGAATTCAAGAAGACAAACTTGAACAAAACGAAGAATTAGCTGAATTAAGGGCTGAAACTTCACTCGTCAAACAGCAAATGGCTAATGACGTTAAAGTCTATTCTGATAGGATGAAACGTAAGGACGTTAAGACCTTGAAAGGTCCTAGAAGATAGGGTACAACTAACTAGAGGAGAAAAACATGGTAAAAGTAACAAAAGAAGTAGGATACCCAGAAGGCGGCAAAACATATAAAGCCGATCCTGAAAGCGTTGGAAAAGATCCAAGATCAGAGATCATTTCGAACGAGGTAGCAGCTGAATCTAAAATTGACAAAGGAACTAAAGTTTCTGTTCAAGGTGAAGGCGCAGTATTAGCTTCTAAAAAAAGAAAAGCTACTTGGTTCTAATATGGCCTGGTTTAGTTTAGCAAAGATTGCTTTGCAGGCTGGCGGAAAAATTTATGCAAACCGCCAACGTACAAAGATGGCTATGTCTGATGCACAATTGATGCATGCAGAACGTATGGCCCGAGGTGAAGAAAAATACCAGGGCAAACTTTTAGAAGCCCGGCAAAACGATTACAAGGACGAGATCGTCCTTGGGATACTTACACTCCCGATAATTGTGCTCGCTTGGTCGGTGTGGACAGAGGATCCGGAGGCTATGAGGAAGATAGAGATCTTTTTTGAGTATTTCTCGAATCTGCCAAAATGGTTCACTAATTTATGGATTCTCGTCGTGGCGAGCGTTTTTGGCATAAAGGGTACACAAATATTTAGAAATGGTGGCAAGAAATAAGTTGCGTTATATAAACAATTATAATAGGTATTAACATTATGGCAAGAAAACTTAAAAAATTATTAAAGAAGGCTTTACCATTCGCAGCGCTCGGTTTAGGGGCTGCCGCTCTTGGAAGAAATAGAAGAAACAAAGCAATTGATGTAGGTATTGCAGCAGCAGAAGCTGATAAAGGTTCTGATATGTTACCGCAACCTAAAAACTATATCACTAAAAAAACCACTCCAAATTGGATAAGAACCGAGGATCCTCACCAATATCGTTGGCCTATGGGTTCTTGGGGTACAGCTTATAAAAAAGGTGGTCGAGTTACTGGAGCTGCAAAACGTGGTTTTGGTAGAGCATTAATGAAGGGGAAAAAATAATGAGACAAAACGGAGTAAGAAGCAATGTCAGATTTCCATACGGAAGTGGTATGAAGAAAGGTGGCAAAGCTAAGAAAAAATATCACCAAGGTTACAAAGATAGAGAAGATGAATCTATCAGCGCTAGAAGAGGAAAAGAATCTGGCAAGAAACAATCTTTTAAAGCTAGAAGAGATGAGTCCTACGGAAAATGGGGCAAGCGTAAAAGAGGAAAAATAAATAGATAACATGGGCGATATTTCTATTAAAGGTCATGGTATTGAAAGACGCAATACTAAACGAGAAAATCGTTTAGAAGAATTGGGTCGTGTGGATGCTGAGAAAGGCTACACAAGAAAAGGTAAAAGAAATTTAAAAGAAGAGAAAAAAAGAATAGTTCGTGAACTCAAAGCCGATGGTGGAAGAGTTGGAGCTAAAGATGGTAAATGGATTCAAAAAGTTAATAAGTCCATTGAAAAAAGAGGAACTAAAGGTAAATGTACTCCTATTACAAAACCAGGATGTACAGGCAGAGCAAAAGCTTTAGCTAAAACCTTTAAGAAAATGGCGAGAGAAAGAAAATCAGCTTAATGAGACAAGTCTTAATAGACGC